GTGTCGAAGGCGTGTGGGGCGGCTTTGATGTGCAGTTCTGCGTCTGGCAGGTTCAGTTCGGTGAAGGCCCGCACAACCAAATCTAGGCCCTTACGGAGCCACAGGGAGCCTCCTGCGTGGAACCTGAAAGTTGTTGTGTTTGTTGGGTTTGGGCTTACACGCCAAAACGACAAATCAACCCCGAGTGGTACGCAGGTGACATCCGGGTGGTATTTAGAAAATAGTTCTACATTGTGTTCGCAGGGGACAAGAACCTGATCGAACTGGTTGAACCAGGGGTGCATGAAGTTCGGCACCGTGTCGGTTTCCCACATCGTAAACAAGACCCGATGCTGGCCTTTGTGCCAGCCTCGTATCGTGTTCGGCAACTGCATATAGACATTCACCGAAGCATGGTCATCGAACGTAATCGTTTTCGGTGCCGCTGACAGGAAGCCGTCGAGCATCGACCCGTAGCCGAATTTGGGGTCTTTCACCCCAGTCCAAGATTGGTAGTTCATTCTGCTGGGGCTGACTTGAGTCCTTCGATTTGCCACTTCTCGGTAGCATGTTTCTCCAAAATAGAACATCCGTCTATTTGTCTTGGCTGCAACCCCTGTTGACGCAGACGCTTGTAGGCAGGCATGTCTTGTTGCCAGCGACGTTCACGAGCATTGGTTTCCCCAACCTCAGCGCCACGGGTGGTGGTCGTGTTAGCCCCCATGCGGACACCCAGAATCTTGCAACCGAAACACCCGTCAACGTCTGTCGGGTGGACTTCCCTATGCTTCAATGTAATCCCCATATCCTGCTGCTCGCAGGTCCGCTTCTTCCTCGGCGGTGAGAGGATGGATGTGGCCGCCGTGGTAAATCTTAGCGATGTCGTTGGCATCTGCCGGGTCGGTTTCGATGAATTGTCCGTTGGTTAGTTTGAATACGTTGCGGCCTCTCGGCCAGCCGGACAGGTAAGAAAAGATGCCTTCGCCGCTGCCGTCGTCGAACAAAACGAACGGGTCGGTGGGCGGACGGAAAGTAGCCATTGCCCAAGAATAGCAAGAACCCGCCACCAAATCGATGACGGGTCTTTGCTACCAGTTGTGGCCTCGGGTTTTCTCTCCCACGCCAGCAATGCCAGTAAAGCACACACCCCCCTCCGACGCAAATCGGAGAGGGGTGGGGCCTAACCGTCGAAGCAGTTAGGTGGGTTTAGTGCTTCCTTGTCGGAGGAGTTAGGCGTTGGTGCCGATGCTCGAAGCCGACTCGATGCGGCGGAGCGCTTCCTGACGGAACACGCCGTAGCCGACGAAGTGCTTCCAGCCAACCGGACGGAAACGCTTGAGGAGGTCGGTGACGGTGCCGTACACGATGGTCGGCTGTGCGCCGTACTCGCCGCCGAGGGACACGCCCTTGGCGAGAGCCTGACGACCCATGATGAGGGTGCCGTAGACATCGATGGTTCCCGACGAACCGCTGTTGTTCGAGGCGTTCTCGAACAGCGGTGCACGGGGCGATTCGATGAAGCGCACCATGTCGATCATGCCGATTTCGCCGTTGTAGAGGCCCTCGCCACCGACGTACTTGTACGAGTCACGCCAGCCGCCAGCGTCCACGTTCGAACGGAAGTCGAACGAAACGTCGGGGTGGATGAAGCCGATGTACGAACCGTTGATGGTTGGGACGTTTGCCTTGCGCAACTGTGCGACGGCCTTACGGACATCGTTGATGTGCAAAACGTCATCGCTGTTGATCGTGGTGCGGCTCGACGGGTCGGTTGCGCCGCCCGTTGCGTACAGCACGTTGTCGCCAGCCTGAAGAACGTCACGGCAGATCGAGTCAATCGACAGACCGGCGTTGTAGCCGACAGCGTTCGCCGCAACCGGGTCAACCGGGAGGAACGAAGATGCCCGCAACTTGGCGGTCGTGACGGTCGCATTGCCGTATTCCTTGAGGGTGACCGTGACCTGGCTGTCGCTCATGGCGACGGGGGTCACATCCTCGGCTTCACCGAGTTCGGTCGTTGCTGCTGCGAGGTCAGCGAAGATGGTGAACTTGACGGTTGCGCCGGGGTTCGTGGCGTTCGTTGCCTGAACGTCAGCAAACTGGTCGTAGTACATTTCGGGGCGAAGGGCGAAGTACGCCAACTTCTCGAAGGCTGTCTGGTCAACCAAAAGGTTGGCCGTGCCGGTTTCTGCTGCGTAATAGTCAGCCATTTTAGATTTCTCCTTGTGAGGTTAGAGTTCGATTCCTTGTGCTCGTGCCTCATCGAAAACCGCTAGGAGTTCTGACTCGTTGTTGGCGTTCCTGATTCGTTCCACCCAAGAAGGGGGCGGTGGTGCCGTTTCGCTACCGGTGGCAATCTTGTTTGTTTCCTGCCACTTTTGCTTATCGGTGTCATCGACCGGTTTCTGGGGTGTAATCAGTTGTGCCTCCTCGGCGGCCAGTCGGATTGCGTCTGGGGAAAGTTCGCCGTCGTAGCCTTTGACGAAATACTTTGCCATCGGGGAGGCTAGGTCGATGCCTGCCTTCACGAAAGCCAGTTCTTTCTGGGCTGCTTGGGCTTCCGCTACCTGCTTGCGCAAGTCTCGGGTTTCCTTCTCCAGTTGCTTCATCCTTGCCCTGACGGGGTTGGATTCCTGCTGGTCGTCGTCGTAGAACTCGTCTTCGAGGTTCGACATATGGCACTCTCCGTTTCTGCCCACACCCGACCGGAGGAGTTGGGTGGCTGCGTTGGTTGGTTACACCCCGATATGTACTCCACGGGTACGGGGGCTTCCCGTGGGTTCTGGCACTCGGCCTCGACTGGGACTATAGCATAAAGGTCTGGTTCAGCAACTATTGGTTGGCGGTGCCGAGACCCGCAACGCCACGTTGTCCTGCGGCGAATGAGCCTCCGGCTTCGAACTCTGCTTGCCTGCGGCGGCGGCGGGTTGCAATGCGTTGCGCTGCTTGGGCGTTCGTGCCAAGTGCTGCACCGATCTGTTCTTCTTGGCTGACGGCCGTTTCGCCTGCCATCTGCGCCTCGAACAATCCTTGCTGCTGTGAGATGGCACCAAAACCTTGTCGGGCTGCGGCGGCCGTGACGCCCTGGGATTGTAGTTCTTCTGCCTGCTGAGCGGTGAGGGCGATGTTCGCTTGGGTGCGGGCTTGGCCTGCGATGCCTGCTGCGCCAATCTGCTGCTGGAATAGAGTAGCGTCCTTTTTACGGTTGAGAACATCCGTTGCTTTGGTTGGGTCGAGGTAATAGGAAGCAAGGTCAGCCTCCGTAATCCCGTACAACTGTTCAAGTTGTTGTTTGGTGGCAGCGTCCGCTTGTTGTGCGGCACGGTACCCGCCGACGATGCGGTTTTCTAGTTCCCTGACCGAGATGTCCGAACCGATAAACCTGGCAAGGTCTGCCTGCTGGTCGTAAAAACCTAGAGGCAGGCCAGTCGCCCGGAGGGTGCTGATGTATTCCTGTTCGGCACGGATATATTCGGAGGGCTTCAAGGGGGCCATACCATTTGTCACACGCAACTGGTTTCCAATAAACCGGTTATCGTAAGCCTGTTTTGTGGCTGGGTCGGCTTCGATAGCGGCAGCGATTTGGTCGGTGTCCTTGATGTCGATAGTTGCATCAGGCAACAATTTGGTTTCTAGAAGATTATAAAGAAACCCCAAGCCAAGGGATTCCAGTTTCTTTTTCAAGTCGGCGGCAGTAGCCATCAACGCACCTTTCCAAACAATTCGTCTATTGTGTCAATCATTGTGCGGTAACGGTTGGACGCCTCGGCAGTTTTCTTCCACTCTGGGAGCGTCCGCAGATAGTTGCCCCATTCGGTTGAGTTCATCGGGCGGGATTCTCCACTATCAGGGTCCTTATAGGTCAACAATTTTTTAAACTTGTCGTCTGTGAAATCAACCTTTGCAGGGTCCACGCCAAGCACCTGTGAGGCAATCGACTTGTAAGTGCCAACGGCAGAGTCGAGGTCTCCGGCGTCCAGTTGTGTTGCAAATGATGGGTACAAAGATTTGGCTTGGTTCCGGAACATGTTCGTGATCTGCTGGGTGGTCATTTCCCCACGCAGGGCGGATTGGACGTAACCTTCGATTTCGTTTTCTGCTAGGGACAGACCGTATCGGCGGGAAAGCGCCCGCAGGGACGCAGC